TTGTGTATGCAACCTGCTTGTTGTTAAATGTAGTCCAATCAGTGCTTGATAACCATCCGTTTACAGAGCCACTCGCTTGAGTCATGCTCACGGTAAAGTTAGGATATGTGCCTGTTACGCTTACTGGCGCTGTGCCGCTAATTGATACAGTTTGATCAGGTGCGCTATTAGTAATAGTGATAGAAGCAGCTCCGTTAGCAATGCTGATTCCTGTACCTGCTGTTAAGTTGGCATTCTTCCACAAGCTAGTTGATGCGTCATAAATAATAGTCTGACCATTTGCAGGACTGTTAATCTGCACATCATGTATTTCGTCTAATTCATAGCCGTTCTGTGGTCTTACATATATTTGACCATTGCCTGCATTACTACGCTCTACAACGCCAATATAAACCAAGTGATTTGGTGCTTTAGGTTTAGTTGTAGTCAACGAGCCGTTTGTAGCGCCTAGATACAATGTAGCGCCTACTGTGTATGAGCTTGTGTCAACTTTGCTTAATTGACCTTGAGTAATAACAAAACCAGTGCCATTTGCTGCAATACTATCTTGAGCTACAAGGCCAAGTGTTTTAGCAGATGTTGCATCACTTGTATTATTTGCAAGTTTAACTGTTGCTCTGTCACCTTGCGCTTGATACAGATAAACAGCTTGACCTCTAGTAATGGCTACAGATTCAGCGTTTGTAACATAAGCAAACATTTGTTCGCCAATATTTACTTCATCAGTGCCATCAACAATACCAAAGGATGCTGTTGCTGTGTTTGCATTCCAGCGTAACTTACCTAACGCTATTGACGCTGCGGCAGTTGTATCTAATTGCACAAAGTCTGGAGAACTGATGCCTCCAGTAATGCCTGTCATAGATGTAATGTTGGTGTTTGTTGGTGCGTTTGCTGTACCTGCAATATCAGGCTGGGTTAATACTACAGCGCCAGTGTATCCGTTTACAGATGTAACTAAATCACTGTTGTCTATCTTTTGCCAAACAGTACCATTGAAAATCGCCCAATCGCCAACTGCCCAATCAGTGATTCCATCAAGATTGGTTGTACCAGCCACATTGACAACGTAATAGTCGCCTGTAACGCCAACACCAGAAGCCAAAGTAGGCGTATTGGTAGCGGCATTCCATGTGCCTTTGTAAGTAAGAGCAGACAAAGGAGGAAGTTGAGTAAGTGGCACTTTCCCCGCAGAATCCAAAGTAGCAACACCGTTTGCCGCACCTTTCTCGGAGTTCAGAATGAAGTCAGAAGGGCCGTAAGCACTGTCAGTGATATATCGGCCTGTATTTCCATCAAAAGAGGCAAAATGGCCTGCTGTAGCGCTTGTTTGATTGCTACTTATAGCTTTTTCAGACGGCAAATCAAGAAATACGTTCTTTGAGCCTGATGCAAAGCTAATTTTCACGCCACCACCGCTAGAATCTAGGATTGTGTCACGAGAAAGCGTGTTTGTGCCTGCATTGTATGTACCAATGCCTACTTCCCATTGACCAGTTAATGATCCATCGGAGTTTACGCCCTCAATCGTGTAGTAAGTCGTGTCACCATTGCTTAAAACTGTGCCAAATGCTTGATAGCCAGTGACTGCACCATCTAAACCAACATCAGATAAGCCAGTAACGCCCGACTTCTCGACAACTCTGTCCCTTAGCTTTAAAGCCATTATTGAACTCCGATAATTTTACCGTCTGCGCCACGCAATACTTGTTTAGGACGTGTTAGTTGTTGTACTAAATTCTCATGAGCCATCTGTTGTTGCATCAAAATGTTCTGATTGTTAGCTTCTTGTGTAGCTACAAGCGTCATCATGTTCTGATTTACAGCGTCAACAAGAGATTGTAGTGCAGAATTAGGCTTCTCGTTGCCGTCATCACCCATTTCTGTCAATTCTTCGTTCTCTTGCAGGCCATTAATATTCATGGCTGTGGTCTTGATGTCCTTCTTAGCTTGCAACTCAGCAATAACAATCTTTGTATCGTTCTCTAACTGAGTTTTCCACTTCTCGAACTCTAGTTTTTGAGCGTCTAGTTGCATACGCATCTGTTCTAACTGCAATTCAGCTTGCATCTTAGCTTGTTCTGTCTGAGCTTTAATCTCATCAGGGGATGGCATAGGCTGTTTAGGTTGCATCATTTGCTGTTTAATCTGATCAGCAACGTTATCAATCTCACCTTCAATGCTACGACCTACTCGATAGCCAGTTACACCGAACTTGAGAAAGTCAATCATCAATGGTACTAGCTCAGGAGATACTTGTGCAGCTTGCACAGCACGCTCCAAGAAGCTAGATGTAGCACCTAAGAACTCTACACGGTCTGCTTTCTCTTGTTGCTCGTCCATGTAAAGCATAGAATCTGTAGCTACTTCCACACGGAAGGTACGCATTGGGTTGTTTTTCAGCAATTCCAACGCTTGTGGAATCAATGGCTTGTCTGCGTCATTCAATAACTCAGCGCCACCAATCTTTAACAATGTTTCAGGTTGGAAGTGTTGACACATAATCTGCGCTTTAACACGCAAAATTTCAGATGCAAACAATGCTACTTCGTCTTGGTACTGCTTTAGACGCAATGTAGCGTATTGACCCTTGATTTGCTGTGCTGTAGCAGTTTCAGATGCTACGGATGCACCACGAATGATGTCAGAGATACCTGTGATGTCGTAAATCTGATTCTTAACTTGTTGCATGCCTGTGTATGCCATGTTTAAAGCATTGGCAATAGGAGCTAAGTCAACAAAGTCAACTACACCACCAATACCGCCCTTCTCAGCGAATGCAGCATAGTTCTTAACAGGAATCAGTGTATTGTTGTCGCCCTCTGTAAACAAGCGAGCCAATTCAGGCGTAGCTGCGTCATACATGCCACGCACCTTCAATGCGTCAATCAAGCCTTTAATACGGTCAGCCAACACATCTAGCTCGTTAGCTTGGTCTTGATACAATGTAAAGTCAGGAACAGGAACTAAGCTCTCGTTTGTTAATGTTGCATACAATGGCTTAGGACATGGGAAGAAACTTTCCAACTGTAACGGATCATCACGGCTATCAAGAATCTTGCCCATGGATTTGCTAATCCAATAGACTTTCTTTTCTTCTCTATCCCATACTTCATACACCAAAGCACGTTTAGCCACGCCTTCAGTCATCTTTGTACGTTGGTCATCAGGACTTGAGTCCAATGGGATGGTAGCATATAGGTTGCCAAAGTGTTCTTCAGGGAAGCGTTCTTTTAGCATCTTGCGTGTCATATAGACTTTACGCCATACGACATTTACTTCGTCCCATGTACGACCCCATTGATGTCCGAAATCTCTCCAATGCACATAGTCAACAGGAGTTTGTTCAATGTCTAAGTATTCAGAGATTTGGTCTGATGCTTCTTCATCTTCAGAGATAAATGTGTCGTCAGTTTCAATGATTGGCTCATAGCGAATCCATGCTGTACCACGACCACCTAAGAAACGGTCATATACGCAAGCTGTCAATGATTCTTGGAAGTCAGGCGTATGTGTAATCTCAAAGTCTAATGCACGCTCTAACAGCAACGCTGCAACACGAGCTACAGGGTCATTGTCCTTGAATCTGCGGGCAACATCAGGCTTAGGCATGCGACTGAATGTAGCTGCCTTCAATGTCTGCACATTTGACCATAGAATGTTGTAATGGACTTGTGCTGTAGTTTGAGTGCGGTCATCCTTGTACCGCTTCAATATCTTCTCTACACGACCTTCCCATTTGCCAAATTCTTTGTCGTATTGAGCAAACATGTCGAGATACTTTTGTACCTCGGATGTCACCTGCATTACCTTAGCCATGACTTATCCTTATGCGAATACGACTGTAGCGCTTACTGTGCCACCTAATACAACATAAATGCCGTTTTGTGTGCCAACAGGGAATTGATAGTAATTTCCTGCGGCTGGTGTGAATGTATCTACAATTTTAGTAGTAGTTGTAGTCGTAGCTGAATCGTACACAGTGATTGTAGGTGTGCCTGATGCAGCAGATACGAAAATACCAAGCAATACGCCTGGGATTGGTGCTACATTGCCTGTTGCGCTGATTTGCTTATATGCACCAGCGTTAAGTGTTGTCCCTGCCATGTTATATCCTTCCAGATGATTTAGTTCTTGTTGTTTGCCATAACTCGTCTAGTGTTACTTCATTGTCGCCAACAGTAATACCCTTAATTGGCTTATCTTCCATCTCTTGCTTGATTTCTTCTTTCCAACATACAGCTAAGTAGCGGAAAGCGTCAGATGCGTGAGATGTCCAGTCGTGTCTAGGCTTATCCTTAAATTGCTTCTTATCATCATCCCACTCACGCTGATACTGTTTAAGCGCTTCCAATCCTTCTTCACAGCGCTCTTTATCAATCCATATGCGAGGGAACATCAATCGAGCTGCTTGAATGCCATCTTGCATAGACAAGTTAGGTGTTATAGCTAAATGCTTCCAATCTAAATGAACAGCAAGTTGCTCGATGATTGATCGTCCTCCCGAAGCAAGGGTTTTTGCTCTTGCATCATGGGGGAGATGATGGGTTGCGTACTTATATCCTTTTGATAGAACCAAAGCTGCATAATGCTCAATAGATTTACCAGAGCCAGCGTAATAATCAATAATATGTACTTCGCCTTGTATGACTTGGTAGAACCAAATAGCTGTATCGTCAGAATAGCCCAAGTCCCATGCAGTATGCACAGGAATAACATGGTCATAATCAACTTTGGTTATCCTTCCGTCTTGTTCGGCTTGATATAGCTCACGGCCCCATATTGCACCAGGGATAGCTGCATCAAAGTCACAATCCATCTCTTGCCGCCATGCGTCCTCTGTCATCTCAGCTTTTAGAGAATCCATCTCAGACTGTGGCAATATGCCTGATTCTTCAGCTACTATTTTTAATGCTAA